CTTCTGACGGTCGTCGGCGTCGGTGCGGAGGTTCTGAATCAGCTTCCACGCCTTGTCCGGGTCGAACTTCGTCGGGTCGTCGCCCCACGGCGGCGTCGGCTGGTTCTGCTGCTGCTGTTCGGCGGGCTTCGGCTGGCCGTCTCCGCCGCCGGCGGGCGCGTCGTCGTTGAAGAACCGGATGCCAACGACGTCGGGCCGGGTGCGTCCGATCTGCGCGAGGCAGTCGGCGCCGATGCGCGCGCGGCGCGGGGCGGGGATGAGGGTGCTCATGGTGTTCTCGTTCCTCCCGGGCCTGCCGGGATCGGTGTTCCCGCGCCCTGCGCGTGGGAAGAGGTACCGCGTCGCCGCCGTGCAGGGCCAGCGGCGACGCGGAGTCTGTAGGCTCGGGGGCCAACGAAGGGGGATCACAATGACGTATCTCGGAGCGGCGCAGCACGCGCAAGAGGCGATGGCGCGGGCACAGTCGGCTCGACGCAACTCGAGCGAGTTGTATGAGCGCCGGATGGCGCAGGCCACAGAGGAACTCGCGGCGGCTGTGAAGGAACTCGCGGAGACGTTGCACCGCGAGAGTTGAGCGGGAGGGGCGCAGGTACGCCTACGCCGAAATGGCAGGCGATGGTGGGCGTCCTTCGCGAGGAGTTCGTCGCGTTGACGCCCCTCCGGGTCATGGGTTCGGATGGAAGCCGATCCGCGACGTCACGATGGGCACTTCGCCGTCGTAGTAGCGATCGCCCGCGTGCTCGACGTGCGCGGCGGCACCAACATGGATGCCCTCGGGCTGTGGCCGGTCCGGGCAGCGGTGCTCCGCGCGCCACGCGAACACGTCGCGTCGTTGGCCTCGGATCGCTGCACCGCAGGAGCACCACTCGCGCATCGAGCTCCTCCTACCTGATCGGTGTGGGGAGCTTGATGTACGCGTCGGTGAGGTCGATCTGCTCGCGGCGGGACTGGCGGGCGTACCCGGTCTCGCGGACGAACTCCCGCAGCTTGGCCTGAGCGCGGCGGACACGGGTTCGCGCCTCGGCGGCGGCATCCGCGGTGATCGCGTACTCCGCCTGGCGCTTCGCTTTCCGTACCTCGAGTTCGAGGCGCCGCTGCTTCTGCGTCAGGTTGTACGCGTCCTGCATCTCCGGCGTCCACACCTGAGGTTCCGGGAGCACCGTGACGCCCGGGTACACGGCGACCAGCTGGTGGCGGCAGTTCGGGTGGAACAGGCCCGCCACGGTCGCCTGAGCGATCGTCGCGTCGACCGGGATCGCCGGGTTCGGGATGGGGAGCGCGGTGAGGATCCGGCCCTGCCACGGGAAGCAGCGAGGGCACGGGTGCCCGGTGTCGGCGACGGAGAAGTACTCCACCCCGAGCGCCTGCATCCGCGCCAGGTGCGATGCGTTGTACGCGCGTGCCGCCGCCGTGCGCACGGCCATCTCCACGTACGCCGACAGTGACCAATCCCGGCCGCCCTTGTCGGTGAAGCCGGTGATGCCCTGCGACACGAACACCCGCCACGCCATGGCCTGCGCCTGCGCGGGGGTGACGTCGTTCGCGAGCACCTGCCGGATCGCGGCGTGCGGCGAGACCATCTTGTAGACGTCGTTCGGGAGCCGGGTGATCCGGAACCGCACGTCGGACAGTGACGAGACGACGTCGGCGCGGATCGCGCGCGCGGCGCGTTCACCGTGCGGCAGGGACAGGTCGAACGGCTCCTCACCGGGCTCCGCGAGATCTCGTGACGGAGGAAGGTTGCTCCCGCCGCCACTGCTGGCCGCTGCGTCCGCGTCGCGTGTGCCTTCGCGTTCTGCGGCGGTGAGCATCGGACCGACCAGCTGATCGCCACCTACGAGGCTGCGTGCCACGCGGGTCACGAGCTCGCGCATCTGCGTGAGCGCCAGCATGAAGCCCGCGGGAGTCGCCGACGTCCGGCGGAGGATCGCCGTCACGCCCTCCAGAAGCTGTTGCTCCGCGAGGACGTATGCCGCGACGATCTGCGCCGCGATCTCCGCGGACCGGTCAGGCGGCGGAGTCGCCATCGTCATCACCTGGGAGGTCGAACGCGTTCATCTGCGGGGACTGCAGCGCGCGCGAGTCGTCCTCCTTGTTGATCGCCTTGACCTCGTCGGCCACCTGCTGCGGATCCCAGTCGGGGTGAGCGGTGCGGACCACGACTGCGCGCGACGCGGCGCGTGCGGCGTCGAGCAGCTGCGCGGTGCGGGCGTTCTTCTCCGGGTCGGCCTGCGACACGGGAGCGAATACGACGTCGGGGAGTTCCGACAGATCGCCGAGAGGGTCACCGCCGAACACGGCGTAGTCGATCTCCAGCGCGACTCGCGCCCAGGTGGCGATCGCGGCCTTCGCGTAGATGGCCTTCTTGTCGCGGGTGCGCTCAGAGTCGGACAGGTCCGCGGTGACGGCCGTGGCGGTGCGATCGCCGCCGGAACGCTGATTGTCGAGCCCGAGGTGCGCTTCGGAGTACCCGAGCGCGGACGCGATCTCCTTCTTCAGCGCTTCGATGGTCCGCAGATGCTCGTCGACGCGGATGTCGAACTGCACCTGTTCGATCGGCATCCCTCCGTCAGCTGCCTTACCGAGAGCCGCGCCGACCGGGGTCAGCACCTGCCGGTACGAGTCGAACGTGGCACCCTCGCCGGGCCCGTTCACCTCGAGGAGGTCTTCGGACACGATCAGGCGGCCCTGGCCGTTGTCGACGTCGCGCATCAGCGAGGACCACGTCTGGTCGACCTTGTCGAGGATGTCCTGGATGCCGTCGAGGTCGGAGCGGCCGAGGTTCGCGAGAGGGCCGAGCTTCCGCCAGTCGCGGACCGGTCGGGCGTTCTTCAGGTAGACGACAGCGAGGCGCTGCGTGCCAGTGCCGATCTGCACGTCTAGGGGGAGCGCTGCGGGGTTCGCGATCGCCACCTGCAGGTCCGACTCGTTGCGGAGCTGCTCGTAATGCGCCGTCTCGATGCGGGTGCTCAGCGGCACGACCGGCCCGAGGGTGCGGTCCGTGCCGCGGTGGAGGGCGTAGCTGATACTGCCGGCGCGGTGGTCCTCCACGAGCCGGAACACGTCGGTCCCGTCGCGGTACTCGGACCACAGGCGGACGCCGACGAGGCGGCCGTGCCGGAACGTGGGGATCGCGCAGTCCGCAGCGAATGCCTTCGGGAACACGTGGTCAGACACCTCGGGATCCCACGCGACCGCGATGTACACGCCGCCGAGCGCAGCCGCGTACTCGCCTGCGAGGAGCCACTCGGCGTGTGCGTCGTCGGACGAGGCGATCATGTCGAGGCGGTCCTGAGCAGGGTGCTTCCACGCGGGAGCATCCTCGCCCTCGGCATGCTTCTCCGCGCCGGCGGGCTCGCGGAACATGACCTGCGGTGCCTCGCCGAACAGCAGATCAGCGGACAGGGTGCACAGGTCCGCCGCGAGTGGCAGGTGCACGCGCATCCGGTCCTCGCCGTCAGCGACGGGCTGCCCCCACCACCACTTCGAGAGGGTGCCGACCACACCGCCGCGGTACTGGCGGCCGTTGACCTCGTGGGTGGCGCCGGACTTCCCGGCGTAGATGCCGTGCAGGGTCTCTGTGTCGCCGGTGTACCAGGCGTCGAGCTCAGCGAACCGGTCGAATGCGACGTTGAACGGTTCGGGAGGGAAGACGTCGGACACGGTGGCTCCCCTCGGGTCAGGCGGCGACCTTGATGTATCGGCGCCAGATGTTCTCGGTCGTGGTGATGGCGTACCGGCCGCCGTCGAGGGAGTGGTCCGCGATCTTCAGCGGCTTGTCTTCGCCCTTGAGGGTGGCCTTCGGGTCCCACGCGTAACCGGGCGCTTCGGTGATGAAGCCGGGGCATCCGCGGTTCGGGTTCGCGTCGGTGGGGCGGGCCACGAGCAGCTTCCCGGACGACAGCAGCGACGCCATCGTGCGGATGCCGTACAGCACGTCGTTGTCAGCGGGTGTCGTGGTGACACCCTGCCCTTTCCGCATCTCCACAGCGAGCGAGGCGGCTGACGGGTCGAGGATCGTGAACCGCGGCGTCAGACGCGCGGACGTGGACGGCGGCAGGTGATTCTGCCCGATCCATTCCGTCAGTGCGCGCGCGAGCTCCGCGTCGGTGAGCTTCTGCTGCGACACCTTCGAGTCGTGCCGGTACTCGTCGATGAAGAACAGGCGCGGCGTCGGCCGGCCCAGCGCGTCGATCTCCGCCGACACCCCGAGCAGCAGCGCCGCGGTCGGGTTCGTCGTGCCGTAGTCCGTCCCGATCGCGATCAGCTCCCGCATCTCCGGCAGCTGGTCCCAGGCGATGGTGTGCACGTCCGGGTCCCACATGTCGAAGATCGCGCCCTCAGCGGCGACCCACTCGCCCATCACGAACCGCCGGTACCAGAGGCCCGTGAACTCGGACTTGATCTGCGCCTTGTACGACTCCTCGAGCGCGGGGTTGTCGTCGAGGGTGAAGTGCCAGGACCGCCACCCGTTCAGGTCGCGGGCGATGCGATCGAGGAACTTCGCCTTCAACCAGTGCGCGGGAGAGTCGGGGTTCGTGGTGCCGAACAGCTTCGCCCCCGGAGGGGACATGCGGCCGAGGAGTTGGGTGAAGAACTCCTCCGGGATGACGGTGACCTCGTCGACGTACGCGAGCGCGACGGTCAGGCCACGGAGGACCTTCTCCGACTTCGCGTCGTTCGCGCCGAGCACATGCACCGTGCGGCCCAGGACCCGGGCTGTGGGGGCGCCGGCCGTGTAGTGCACGAGCCGTGCGAGAGGACCGAACAGGCCCGGCGTCATCAGCGGCTCGAACACGTTCCGGTATGCGGAGTCGCGGGTGCGGGCGATCACCACGATCGCGCCGCCACGGGCGAACAGCACCGCCATCAGGAACCGGAGTAGCGAGACGATCGTCTTACCCGACCGGATCGCGCCCTCGAAGATGTTGACGCGGACCTTCGACTCCCGAAGCGCCCGCATCTGCATCGGGCCCAGCACCTCAGAGCGTTCCGCCTCGTCGACGTCACTCATCCTCGTGCAGCCCCAACTCCAGGATCAGGTTCATGAGCATCGACTCGGCCTCAGCGACACCCTCGTCGTCGTCGTCCTTGATGAGGTCGCGGGCATCCCGGAGAGCGAGTGACGCGGCACGGTGCAGATTCAGCACATCACCGGTCGGCGCCCGGTCAACCTCGTGCTCCGTGTACGT